ACCAACGCTTTATGAGATATGTGTTACCTAATGACGATTAGGTAACAATGCCCCCGCCTGGGGGGAACCGGGTTCAGCGTCTCTGTATATATATACACCTTTTCTGAACTTTCTGGCTCCTAGACTATTCCAAAAAGGGTAATTAGTGCTGTTTAAACAATTTGACGGCTAGGCAGAAACCCATTAAAATAGGTAACATGACTTATTCGCTGCCTCAATCGAGCATGAATTTCGATTATGGAAATACTAATTTCGATACTTCTACATCTTTTGATACTTATCAGCCAGTAGACTTTATTAATGACTATAGTGCTTCCAATTACTTCAATGATTATTTAAGTAATAATGATTGGAATAATTTTGCTGGTATATCTGATCCATCGATCTTTCAGCCCGTTACAGCAGACAATTTATTTGAAGTAGCTACAGGAATCGCTGATTTTGATGTTATCGCAGAGGATTTTGGTTTTGATACGACTGATTACTACGACCAAGGCTTAGGAGCTGGGGATATGGCTTATCAGTTGGATGGTGATCCATTCATAAATGCCATATTTGACGATGCGTCTACTATATCCCAGACAGAACTTAATCTTTTAGATGATACTGGGGTAGTTGAATACAATAATGATGGTCAATTAGTCCTAGAGGGTACAGATGAGGGAGTAAATTCCGTAAATGATATAGTTGCAGCTATTGATACAAAGATAGATGAAGGGAATTTAGGGGCAGGGGATGAAACGGCATTAAATCAGCTTAAAACTGAGCTTAATCACACAATAGATATGGGAATTGGTGCAGTCACCTTTGAAAATCCCGATATGCCTATAGGTGCTGAGCGTACTTTTGATAATGCAGGTTACGATCAGTATACAGATCCTTATTATAGCCCATATGGAAGCACGGTTAGCCCTGGGCTGAATACACCTATGCTCGGAAACCTGATTTTGTCAGACCCTAAGGCTGACCCTAATTTTGTTGCAGATTACGGTAACGGTAGAGTTGGGCCTACTATGGAAAGTGTGTATGGCCGACCAGTAGATAATTTAAGTCAATTGACCTATGGAGAGGCATTTGGGGGAATGAGTCCTAATGCTATAGCACAGGCACAGGCTAGACGGGACTATGCTGATGCTATGGGGACACCAAACATGTTCGATAACAGTGGATTGCTAGTTGAGAACAGAATGGGCTTTAATGATCACTTTGATAACTTTACAGACTTTCTTAGTGGTGGAGTAACTACACTTCTTAGTCCACTTGATGCACTTGCTGGGGGAATCGGACAGGGGATTGCAAAGATTGGGGGAATGGTTGGGGACAATGTGGTTGGGCGAGGAATATCTAATTTTGGTAGAGTTATAGACGGAACAGGAAACTTTTTATTTAATGAAGTTCCCAACACGGTAATAAATTACCCTGACAATATAGCCAACATAGGCTCCGGCTTGTACCGTACTCTGACCGGTGCTGACATGGGAATTGGTCATCCAACTAATACAGGATTACTTATGAGTGGTCTTAAGGGATTAGTCAAAGACCCTGTTAAGCTTGGCTTAAATGCCTTAAGTATTCCTTTATCGGTAGCTACTGATGTGTTTGGAATCGATAAGATTAGCTTTGGTTCTAGTGGTGGCGGCGGCGGCGGAGGTGGCAAAAAGAAAAAGAAGTCAAAGTCCAAAGCCCGTAAGAATGTGCCTTTACTGATGAACAAGGATGGTTCTTTGCGAAGAGAAGGAAGTAATGACAATAAAGGTTCTGGGGCTACGGCAATTGGTCAGCCTGTTAACGGAAGCCTTGAGTCAGGGGATGGTTCAGGTAGTGGTAGCGGAACAGGTACAGGAACAGGCTCAGGAGTAGGTGCAGGAGATGGATCTACCGTAAATGTAAACGGATTTGGTGATAATGATTCAAATGCTGAGTCTGGTAAGCTTCAGTCAACAGATGCTGATAAAAGTGATGTTAAGGAAGCAGTGAGTGAAACACAGGGTGATCCTGGGTCTACAGCTACACAGCCACAGCAAACCACTTCTCAGATGGATTTACTTGATCAGGCAGCAGGTGAGCAGGCAATTGTATTAGATGCTGAGCAGTTACAGGCACTTAATAGCTACGAAGATGTTCCTGAAGCAATGATCCGAGTGCCAGTAAATTTTCAGGGCGGAAATACCTTTAGATCAGATAGAACTTTAACTGCATGAAGCGAATAGTTGAGTTCTTTCGTGTTTTTTTGATAGAAAACGGAATACTTAGACTGCCTTATTTGGTCTTGGGGTTATTTCAGATTCTGCCCTATTTATCATGCAAAAAAGCAGAGGATATAAGGGAATGGAAGAGAAGGTATAAAATATGCCTAAAATGCCCGATATTTGATGCAAAATTAAGAAGATGCCGACCATATGATGGATCGGACGAGGGCTGTGGATGTTATGTTCCATTCAGTAACCTTGTATATGAAACCTGCTGGGGAAGACTTAACTATGGAGAAAAGATTGGTTGGAGCAAATTTGATAAAGAGTCGTGGATTAAGAGTATTCGTTAAAGAAGAGGCAATTGAGATTTTTAAAGGCAAATGGAAAAACGCTTCAGGATTATTCGATAATTTGGAAGACGCAGTGATGGATGCATTAGAACGAGCAAATGAATCTGATCATAGACGCGACCCTATCGGAGCCACCGAGTGAAATACATTGTTTTCGAGACATTACGCTCTATGGGAAAACTTTTATCTTCGAGGATGTGCTTGTTTTGTGTCCTGACGGGACACGGACAATTTATCGAGACTGGTTACGCAATCATGGTGCTCTCGATTTTGTTTCTGACCTAATAAGGTACAAGGATCAGGAGACAGGCTACAAAATACACACAAAAGAGGGGAATCTTGTAATACCAAGGGTAGGGGCAAGCAACTTAGACCAAATAATTAGTGTTCTAATGAATTTATGAAAGGCGTTAAAGCACCTGAGTATATTAGGAAGTTTATTCCTAAAAAGTCAGGAAATATCTATAAAGTAAGGTTTTTTCACGAAGTAATGGGAGATATGCCTATTGGGGCAAGATTAAGTAAGGGAAACTTGCCGAACTTGGCTCGGGAAGCTGGCACTATTGAAGAAGCAGAAGTACTTTGTGAGGAATGGAATCAATGGTTAAAAAGCGACAAGTCCATACCTATATATGGCAGTCGGAAGAAACGATCATCATCGCAGAGGTGAATGGCCCGCATATGGATTGGAATACATTCTTCTACTTTTACGAAATTAGCTTAGAGCATGCATTGGCTGCGATGCCACAGATTTTACGAGTTCTAGATTTCCAGCTTAAGTAATTATTAATTATGAAAAGAAAAACTCCCCTAAAGCGGAAGACTCCGCTCAGGAGGATATCAAAGACCAGGCAAGCTGCCTTGAAGATATACTCCGCTCTGCGAAAGAAATTCCTACAGGAATTGCCGTTTTGCGAGGTCTGTGCAAAATCAAAAAGTACAGACGTACATCACCGAAAAGGAAGAGGTAAATTCTACCTAGATGTTGAAAGCTGGCTTTCTGTATGCAGAACATGCCATGACCGAATTCATACGAGTCCGGCTTGGGCAAGAGAAAAAGGATATCTCTTAGAACCTACGGATAAGGTAGAAAGTAATGTAGAGGACTGAAAGCCACAGGACTACTAATTCAAAGCTCATCATCTGATGACTCCTGAATTAATTTAAGCTTGGCAATCTCGTTGCGAGCTTCATCAGCTTGTCTCCTGGCATCTACCTCTACATCTGTTGCAAGACGAACAAGGTCTAAAAGACTTTGTATTCTGTCCTGCGTAGATAATCCTACCTGGTCTACTTCATAACTTAATACGTTCACTTTGGCATTGGGTTTAATTCTTTGATAGTCAAAGCATAAACCAAACTCCTAAGTGTTATCAAGTTTTTTGGGTTACATATTTGTTCTTTTTTAGCAAATCCACGAAATGTGTATTTAGGTAATTCACCTGTTGCGAGCACATATGAGTCGCAAATTCTAGCATCCTCCATCTTATATGGAGGAACTATAAGCCTAGCATCTTGATGTTTTGATGTCTTAACATCTATACTTCTGCCCTTTACAATAAAGTCAGCAGTTCCCTTTCGTGGATGAACATCGAAGGGAGGGTAAAGGTTATAAAGTTTGGCAAATGCAAACTCTGCCCCAATACCCTCGATATCCATTTCTAATGGATTCTCCTTAGCTACAAGTTTATCTGTTACACCACTTGCCCGATTGCGTTGCCGACGTGCTTGCCCTAAATAGCGAACCACACGACATTCTTCAGCGGTAAGGACTACTTCGATCAAAGCTTATTCACTCCCATCAGTCTCAAAGCAGTCACACGCATCAACATCATCAATGTGACACTTTAGCTGACAAATCGGACAGATGTAGTAATTGTCATCTATCTCACCCATATTGGAAGATTATCTTTCTTCTTCTTACACCCGAAAGGGCAGGGGCCATGCGAACCATCCGCTGGTGGGCAGGACACACCTGGAATGTGATCTTTTTTCAAATCACAATGTGTGCAACTACCCAAAAGCCAACCGCCAAGCATAACTGCTATAAGCATTAAAATTAAAAATGCCCAATCTGCTATGATTTCCCATTTATTCATCCACTATTATCTCCTTGTCTATCAGTTCGTCAGGAAGTGCTACCTCAGATACATGATCCTCCGAATAATCAACTCCCTCTCTTTTTAATCTCCATATTTCTCCATCATGCCTGCGGATCATTTCTGCCTCATTCCTAAACCTGACATCATCTATAATAATCCTAGGCGGAAACTCCCTGTACACATGATTGTATTTCCAGATACCAATCTCTTCAGCTATCTTCTCCTCAACAAAATTTACCCATATATCAGGATAATGAAGACGGCCCCATTCCGTACCCAAAGATTGTAGAAGGGTTCTTGCACTTATTCCTTCTGGGAATCCAGGTAATTGTTTTTCTTTCTCCTCATATATGTTTATACGAGGTAGAATCACCTCGAGCATTTTCTTAATAGGAGTACTAAAACTTATTAAAGTACCTCCGATTCTATGAGCTAATGTAGTTTTACCTACTCCCTTTGGGCCGGTAAGCCCAATCACTATTGGGTAGTTGAACTCTTTGCCATTAATTGCATTACTGATCTTAAATGTCTGCATCTTTTAAAAGGTTTTTTTCCATTTTTTAATTTTGGGCCGATTACAAATTGCCAATACTCACAGGAACATTCCCCGTATCCGTCATACTCATCCATGTCCACCAGGTGGACATTCATTGGGTTTTTGAGGCTAGTTAAAAGAAAGCGCTTGGCTTCCAAGTGCTGTACCTCAAAAAATTTCATAAGGATTGTTACTTATATAACTAGGTTTCACTCTAGGGATACCTGTACCCACACGATTCCCATTGAAATCAAATCCACACACCTGATCTTTCTTCCAAAACTCGTTGTATCCTTCTTCCACCAATTCTTTTAACTCAGTCCAGTTTGTTCCTTTAAGGAAGACGAGGTAATTAACCTCGTCTTCCCTATCGGAGTATTCAACACTTAACTCATGCGGAAGCATTTGCTTCTGCGAGTTTTAACTTAAGCTCAACATTCTCAACACGAGTTGAAAGTGTTTTAATAGCTTCAGTTAACTGACCCATGATTTGTGCTCCTTCGCCCTTGGACATGGCATTTTGCACAATACGGTTAATCTTATCGTCAACAGAAAGATTATCCCATTCATTTTGAGCCTCTTCTGGAGAAGCTGGCGTTTCTACTTGTGCCTCTTCGGCAGTTGCTTTTTGTTTTGCTTTAGTCATTTCAGTTTGCGTTTTTTACGAGTTGATAAACCTTCTGGATCGGCAAGCTAACGATAGCTTTGCTAGTACGACCTTTGGGTTTAAAGTCTATGGTTAAGTCTTCAGCGTTTATGGTAACTATGAGTTTCCTGCCATTGCCATCATCGACAGGAACCTCACGGGTTACGCTTTTATTCAGTAAGGTAGCCATTACCAAGGCACGTCTTCATCCAAATCAGGATCTGCTACTTTGTCAGAAACCTTTGCTTTGGCTTTGGAGGGGGCTTGATCAGTTCCTTCGGAACTGATCCCATCAGGATTACTTCCGGCGGGCAAAAACTGAAAAGACATAGGTTTTACAATGAACTTAGTCTTTGTTCTTTTATTGCCTTGTTTGTCTTCAAACTGATCAGTTCTTACGTCAGCTTCGAGGTAAACGGCATCACCTTTTTTGGCATACTTTGCTATGTATTCGCCAGCCTGTCTCCACGCTTCGAAATCAAAAAAGTGTGCTTTCTTTTCGCCACCTTCCCTTACGTTCATAGCCAAACTAAAAGTTACTAGCGTGGCTTCTCCTATTGTTTTGCTTTGCGGATCGCTCGTTAATCGTCCGATGATACTTGATTTATGCATATTAGTTTAATGTTGGTTCTACTCTATATGTGAATTTTTGAATCTGAGGATTAAAGGTCAGGGGTACTGGGCCTATCGGGCCTTGTCTCTGTTTAGCTACTGAAACAACAGTCTCAGCAGGATCATCATTCTTTCTCCACAGAAGAAGAACGACATCCGATTCCTGCTCGATAGCACCTGAATCTCTCAGATCCGAAAGTCTTGGTTCACGGTTTAATTCGTCTGCACCTCGGTTTAATTGTGCGAGGGCAATGATGGGTATATTTAATTCCATCCCTAAGTTCTTTAATGATGTAACCATCTCAGCTACCTGCTGTTCACGCGGTATTCTGCCATCCATAGGAGCCATTCTTTGGATATAATCTAAAACTATTACATCAAGCCCCTGACCTCTTTTAAATTTTCTAGCTTTTGCTCTAACTTGGGCGGAGTTCAAAGATCCACGATCATCTATCCATAGATCTTTTTCCTTCATGTAATCCATGGCTTTCTGCCAAGCAATCTTCTGCTCTTTACTTGCAGTCTTATCAATTATCAGTTTAAGGGGAACTTCAGCAATGTTAGCAATTAATCTCTGCATCACTGCTTCGGCTTTCATTTCCTGTGAGAAAAACAAAACCTTTTTATTGTCTCTGAGAGCTGCCAAGGATAGCTCACAGCCAAATGCAGTTTTTCCGACAGAAGTTCTTGCGGCCACTACAACAAGCTCATTTTCTTTCCACCCACCTGTCATAATATCTAGCTTTTTTATTCCCGAAGGGATGCCTGACATTCCATTTGACTCCATCTGTTTCAGAAGTTCAGCAAACATCGAATCTACCACTTCTTTCGCAGAACGAGTAGTTTCCTGATTAGTTACAGAAAGAGCAGTTAACTCTTTATCAGCATTCTCTAAAACATCAGATGAAGGCATTTTATCCATCAACCGATCCTGGATGTTAAGAGCTATTTTATTAATAGATCTTTTCCTGTGATTTTCCTCAACTGCATCAAAGAATGATTTAAATGCACCAGCAGTATCGCAGGAATGCATGATTTCTTCAGCTTCATCACGATCCTCTTCTTCAATGCTAAGGATAACATCGATATCCATGACATCTGACTTGTCCTCAACATTAATCAAAATCTGCCAAATCTTCGCATGAATTGGCTCAGTAAACCAAGTTTCATCAACATTCTTTTCTAAGCAGTCACTTAGAAGATTTGAGTCCTTGGCAATCGTAGACAGAAGTCCACGCTCAGCAAATGAATCACTATCGGTTAGTATATTCATCTATGTAATATTCATCCACCTCAGAAATACTTTCAGTCTGTCTGTATTTCTCGTAGACAGGCGGACGAAATTCTTTTGCCCACTTTA